CAGCTCTCCACGTTTTGTGAGTGCTGGAGCATACACTCTGGTATCTCTCGAGGGCTGTCATATAGACATCTGGATCCTAAGATAGTACGTTTACTTGTTGAAGAAATCCGAACTGGAAAGTATTCTCAGGTTAAATTTACAACAAGGGGGACAAATAAACAAAAAGTACCGACTTGACCCATCGGGAACCACGATAATTACCATGAAAAAACATTCGAATCCAAGACTAAACATTTCAGAGCTTAGTCTGTGGACGAGTGTCTCTCAGGTGTTATCCTGAATCCGAGCAAGCTTTCACTTGCAAGGACTTGGCCACGACGAGAAGTATCTAGATCTTTGCCGTCGCCTCGAATCCATTCAAAAGGACCGAGGTAGCGTTGCTTCAATGCTTTATGCAAAGAAACTTCGCGGAGCGTTGATGAATTACTTATCAGGTAATCCTTCGCGCTTTGACGGTATCAGATATACTAGAGACGGTATACCCTTAGCTCTAGGGTTCCTGGCTGATGAGTTGCGTAAAGGAGAGATTCCAGCTGCAAAGCTGCAGTTTCTCAATACAATACTTTACTCACCACGGAGCCTGAAACTCGGTAAAGAACCTGATTTCACACCGGTATCCGCAGCCCCAAATTTTGTTAGGGGTGTAGCTAATATCGCTATGTGAGCTGGTTCTTTCTGAGCTGAGCTAGGGTACTTCGCCACCGGGGACGTTCCAAAAGCAGCACGTTGACGTCAATTCCACTTCACAACAAAAAGCGGGCCTAACGGCCACGCCTTAAAATCGTTTGTGGATGACTTAGAGTCACTTCCAGACAGTCTCGTCCAATCATTAAAGATTGTCGGAGGATCTGACTTTTCCAATGTTCTGGAAACATTACTTAGCGGGATAAATGTATTCCGAGGTTTTAATTTGTTTCAAAAACCTGCGCTGAATATGTGAATCCGTAAGCTAAATTATTTTCCAGATAAGGAGTTGAAAGTGAGAGTTATAGCTCAGCTTGACTATTTTAGTCAAACTGTTCTAAAACCTCTTCATGAGTATCTCTTTGCTGTTTTACGGAAAATCCCCCAAGACCAAACTTACGATCAAGGGGGGTTTAGGAAAGCGCTTGAAGGCGCGGAGATTTATTATAGCATAGATTTATCTAATGCTACTGATAGATTTCCGATTGACCTGATTGCGCAAGTACTAAACTCTCGCTTCCCTGCTTCTTATGTTGAGGCTTGGAAAGACGTAATGGTAGGTTATCCTTTTAAGTATTATCCATATGGTAGTAAGGTCTCGCAAGAGATCTCATACGCTGTTGGTAATCCTATGGGGGCCTATTCATCATGGTCATCCTTTGCTTTAACTCACCATTACCTTATCTATTACTGTTCGCGGATATGTAACAAGGATTGAAAAACCTTGCCATACGCACTACTAGGTGATGATATTGTAATTGGTAATAAGGAAGTAGCGGAGGCATACCTTAATGTGTTGTCTGATCTAGGCGTTGGTGTTGCACGGGATAAAACCCATGTGTCACCTAATCTTTATGAATTTGCTAAACGCATAATTTATAAGGACGCAGAGATCTCCCCTTTTCCAATTAGTGGTTTAAAGGAAGTGCAAAAGGCTAATCACCTTTTGTGCAACTTGCTAATTACCTTGGAAAAGAAAGGATGGATCACCAAAGAGGGAATACCTAAGGCCGTAAGTACATTCAAGCAACGTTTCTCCCATTACCCCTCGCGATTAGCGAAGAAGGTAATGTTAGAGACTAGTTTCTGCGAGTCCATTATGAGAATAATGGAGGGAGCCGAGGCGGCCGACGAGCTTAATAAGCTAGTAAGGCACCTAGGTCTTCCGCTATCCCCCCCTATACAAAAGGGGGAGGCACCCAATATTTTAGAAAATATTGCGGTGGATAGGTTCGCAGACGCTAGTGAGGAATTATCACGTCCTGGGGCTCGTCCTTTAGGGGACTTGGCCACAGATTTCGTGATATACCTAACGGGGCTTGGAGACTTAGGTTGTAGTCTCATAACAAATCCTCTTCTTCAATCTTATGGATTGATCGAGGAGATGTATATGAACTTGGTGCGCGAAGGCGTGCACATAGCAATGACGGGTGGTAAGTG